TCTGTAGGAGTATCTGGAACTCGGTCAGCAGTAGTAAAATTATTAGCAGTCCAATCATTATTATTTCCAGATACATCATTACCAAGATCACTAGAGTCAGCAAAATCTAAGTAAAAGCCGTTATCACCAAAAGTTAGACCACTAGGGTCTTTTGGTCTCCATACTCCATAGCTGTCGTATTCTCCAAAATTTTCTGGACTATAAGCTTGACCATCACAAAAAACACATTGAGACATCAGCCCATCCCAATACATTATTCCAGCAGTGAAACGACCTATATTGTGAACTGTTGAAGCTTTATTTATAGCAGGAGTAGTACCATCATTAGGATAGGTTGCTGTTCCATTATCAGCCTCTAACTTTCCATTTATAAAAAATTTGAATCTTTCAGTTGTAACATCGTTATCAGAATCATATATTACAACTAGGTGATACCATGCAGAAATGTCTCGATATTCTCCAGCAGTTATTATAGAAGCTGTTGATCCAGTGGTAATATGTTCAACATAGGGATTAAATTTATTTTCATTTTGATCTACTTGAAAGTAAGCACCAGATGCAGCTAATCCCCATACACTTCTATTTCCTATATCTCCTCTTTTTATCCAACATGAATAAGTCCATTTCTTTTGATTTGTTGGAGTACCAAATGTTCTGTTAAGATAGGCACTATCACCATCATTAAATCTACAGCTATAATCTACAGTAAAGGCTGAACTACCTGATGTAGCTGCTGCTGCACCCATTAATAAGTTATTTTGAAAAACCATTAGCTATATTCCTGTGATAAAATTGCTTGTATATTTTCACCTGTATCGTCACTTGAAATCGAAGCAACAATATAATCCAATCTATCTACTGCTCCATTAGATGTAGAGAAAGTTGGATCTGTACCTGCTGGAAACTTCCAACAAGCATTCCATGATAATGTACCACTACCACCTGACTGTACAAAGAAGACACTACCTACTTGACCTACCCTTGCATTGGTTGGTCTAGCCATAGTATGCCCTGCTGTAACAGTTGTTAAAAAGTTTTGTGCTATACCAAAGTTAAGAGAGACAGAAGTTACACCGTTTATAGCTGTTGTATGTACGGCTGCTGCTGCCGACTCACTTAGTTGTAGTTGACCTTCAAGAGAAGTATTACCACTTACTCTGACTGTACCTAAAAATCCTGAGTTACCTGTTATAGTGGCAGTACCACCAACTGCAAAGTTACCTGTTAGAGTTGTATTACCTACAATAGTAACTGTTCCACCAACAAAGAGATTAGTACCTATAGATACATCACCACTTACCGAAACATCTCCATCAAAGTTAGCATTGCCTGTAGCTTGAAAAGTACCTCCTACAGATACATTAGTAGCTACATCAAGATCTCCTGATACTGAAACATCTCCCTCAAATACTGCTTTACCTACTACAGTAACTGTAGAACCTAGTTGAGTAGCACCTGTAATTGTTGCTGTACCACCTACAGATACATTACCTGCTGTATCTATATTGCCTGATACGGATACATTGCCATCAAATACTGCATTGCCCGTTACTTGAGATGTTCCACCTACTGAAACATTACCAGCCATATCTACATTACCTGATACAGAAACACTATCTTCAAATATAGCAGCACCTGCAACAGTTACTGTAGATCCAAACTGACTTGCTCCTGTAGCTACAAGTGTTCCTCCTATAGATGCATTCGTAGCAACATCTATATCTCCACTTACAGATACATCCCCTTCAAATACAGCCTTGCCTACAACCGTTACAGTCGATCCTAACTGTGTAGCTCCTGTAGCAGTAAATGTGCCTCCTATAGAAGCATTGGTAGCTACATCAAGATCTCCAGAAACAGATACATCACTTTCAAAGATACCTACTCCTGCTACTGTTACAGTTCCACCTACATAAAGATTGCCACCTATAGTAGCATTATTAACTGATATATTACCTTCAATAGAAGCTGTAATACCAGTAAGATTAGATCCATCTCCAAAGAAAGCAGAAGCACATACCTTACTACTTACATGTACATCTCCTTTTACAGTTACATTTCCTCCTAGAGAAACATTACCTGCTACATCCAGAGTACCTCCAACTGAAGCATTAGTGCTTACTCTCATAGCACCACCTACTCCAAGATCTCCTGTCATAGTAGTATTGCCTACAATAGTTACAGTACCACCTACAAAAAGATTTGTTCCTATAGATACATCACCACTAACAGATACATCACCATCAAAGTTAGCATTACCTGTTATCTGTGCTGTACCTCCAATAGATGTATTACCAGTTACATCTAATGTTCCACCAAGACTTGTATTACCACTTACTCGAACAGTTCCTAGAAAGCCTGAATTACCAGATACAGTTACTGTACTTAGAAAATTAGCAGCACCTCCTACAGAGAGAGTAGATGCTAGACTTGCTGCACCACCTACAGTTACAGTTCCAGATAGATTAGTATTGCCTGATACAGATACATCATCTTCAAAGGTAGCTGCTCCTACAACATTAAATGGTCCAGATACTGATACACTTCCACCTACATGTATAAATCCCGATACTGAAATATTTGTAGCAATACCTAGTTCTGCTTCTACATTTGTAAGGTTTGAACCATCACCATAATAGTAGGCAGCAGTTACATTACCACTTACTTCTACATCATCTTTAAAAGTAGCTTTACCTGTACCTGTTAATGTACCACCAACCGAAACATTAGTAGCTACATCTATATCTCCACTTACAGATACATCATTCTTAAATTCTGTCTTACCTGTTATAGTAGCCGTACTTCCTACTGCAAGTGTACCACCTACAGAAGCATTTGTAGCTACGTCAAGATCACCACTTACGGATACGTCACCTTCAAAGACAGCTTTACCAACAACTGTTACTGTAGAACCTAATTGAGTAGCTCCAGTAGCTGTTAGTGTTCCACCTATACTTGTATTACCTGCTGTATCTATATTACCAGAGACAGAAGTATTTCCCTTAACAATTACATTACCACCAAAGTTACCATCACCAGCTACAGTAAGACTGCTTACAGACACATCTCCACCTATAGAAGCTGTAATACCACTAAGATTAGAACCATCTCCATAAAAAGCTCTTGCACATACATCTTGTGTTACTTGTATTCCACTTTGTACACTTACATTACCAAATACCCCTAACGATCCTGAATCAAAAACTTTGTTAGTTGATATCTGTAAAGCCGAATCAGTTCCATCCCCACTTTGAACAGTAACTAATGTAGTTCCTAATCCAGTATTGGTTGTTGTAGCATTTACTTGAAGTATCTGCTTATAAGTTCCCGATATTAGTTTTCCTGTTAAATCTGTCATATCAAATCCCAAGCTCTATTGGCATCATCGTATTGTGTTGTATGCCTTGTTTCTTCTAAAGTAGTAGGATCAACTGTAATCCAACTGTTCTGTATATTCCATAATGTTCCCCTACCACCATTATCAGGTCTAGGATTACGAATAGCAGGATTGTCTCTTACATTTGGTACTCTATTCTGAGGATGGTTTTTTAAATCATACTGTCCTTCATAGTCTTGAGGACATACCAATAACCCATAACTATTTAACCTCATTACTCTATGTGGGTAAACAAATCCACATTCATCACATACGGCTAATGCATTCTTTTGTGTAGCCATTAATTATAAAATGTTAGTCTAGGCAATAGATAGATACTAGCTCTTTCTCTATCTTCTTCCATAGCTCTTGCTAACACTTCCTCATAATTAGTTTTTAACATTGTAATTTTTGTATCTGGTACTAGTGGTCTTTTCATAGACATATAGTAAGCTAGTCCACAAGTAAGAGCAGGTAAAAATCTTTTAGGAGTATCTGCATTTTGTGTAGCAGACTTATTTACATCCTGTAGTTCTTTAACAACTTCCAACTTTATTGTATCTGTAGAGTTTTCTGGTATAGGCCATACAGACATTACTGAATTATCTCTTCCCCTACGAATACTATATTGATTAGGTTTACCTGTTTGTGTCTTTGCAGGTATAATCATATATTCTTCTGGAGTAATACGAGTAAGTTTTACATCTGTATTGGATCTGCTAATTACAACCTCAAGGGCATTAATAGTACTGCTATCAAGAGCATAGCTAGTTACTGAAGTTGTAAGAGTAAAAGAAGATGTACTTGTAGACCAGAGAAGTATTCCTCTGTTCTGCCAATCCTTAAGCATTAGATTAATAGAACGTCTAGCTGAAGCAGCTTCATTAGCAAGAGTACTCTCTCCACCAATCATTTCAGAGGCTTCTTGGATTACTTCATCTATATCTAGATTAAAGTTATATGTTCCTGATACTGCCATTATTCTCTATGCCTTTCTATTACTGACTCTCATCGACTTCTTTACATTC